TAAGTTTATGAAAGTATGGGCAAAGCAATTTGACCAAGCATGTGGTAGTGATGTGTTTAACATACCACCAGACATGGCAAAGCTTAGGTTTTTAATGGATAAGTTTGTCGTAGATTATAACTTTCATTTAGGACAATTAGAGGAGGAATAATAGACAATATAAAACGCTTTTGGATATTTTATATTTATCAACCATTCTTAGATAAGTTTTGTTATGGAGTAAAAATAAAAACTTATATTAGATGGAAAATTAAAGGAATAATTTAGGAGGAATAATGCCAACTTATAAAATACTTGTTAGATTTGATGCTAAAGATTGGGATGACGCTGTTAGCGTTGTAGAAAATATGTATGTAAAAGATTGGATAAATGAAATGGAGGAGGAGTAATGCAAACTAAATTTGCATCTAAAGAAGCTATATACCACATTACACCTAACGATTCTACGTTAAAGTTTAGAAAGTGGGTAAAGAAAAAAATAAAGTTAGCTGATAGTTTAGATAAGTTTGGAGGTAAACGTTTACTAGGAGTAACAGATACAAATACACCTATATGGGTTAGCTATAGTATTGATAGAGAAACATTAACTTGTGACATAGCTTTGTCGCATTCAATAGATACTATACGAAAATCTAAACTTTGTCCCAGACGTATTACTGTAGCTACAGGTGAAAACTTTACAAGGTTAGACCATGCTATGCGTCCAGCTAGTAAGACTGACCATGGTGAAGTAACACAACGTACATTAGATTACATAGAAAAACTAATGTTTTACAATGAATCAAAAGTATATTATGAAGATAACAAATGTACAACAGGTATGTTTATGAAAATATCTAATGCAATATATGAAGGTTCACCAGAAAACTTACGAGTTAGATGGACTGATATAATGAAAGCTTGGAATATGCCAAGAGGAAAATACTTTAACATCTAATGAATAACAATACATACAGACCTTTGCCTAGTTATATGACTATTAAAGAATCACCTATAGATGGCTTAGGTCTGTTCTGTAATAAAGTAATTAAAGATACTGAAACATCTTTAGGTATTACTCATGTATTTATAAATGGTGACGAGTTTATATACAGAACACCATTAGGTGGTTTTATTAACCACAGTGACAATCCTAATTGTGAATTAATACGTATGGATAAATCACCTAGTCAAGGTGTTAATCATTTGTTTCCTTTAAGAACAATTAAGAAAGGTGAGGAAATTACATTGAAATACACAATGTATAAAGTATGATGGAAAGTTTATCACCACTTAGAGAAGAAGCTCTTAAAAGGGCAGGAGGACGCTGTGAATGGGCATATTGTAATGATAACAAATGGTTAGAGCTTGCACATATACAAGGTATTGGTATGGGTGGTAGCAAGTCACGTAAGTTTGATATTAATAATGTAGCAATATTATGTAAATGGCACCATGATATATATGATGGTAGGCAATCTAGTGGAAAGAGTGTAGCCTACAGAGATTTACTTAAAGGTTTTTTAAAAAGAGAACGTACTATTTAAACTTTGGACGTTGTTATTTACCTAGTTTATTATATTGTTTATCGAACTGTTGTTCGATTTTACGTAAGCCTTCAGCTTTTTTTCTAAGGTATTTCTTATCACCAAAAATATCAGGATAACCTGTTGATTCTAAATAATTAGCTTGATAATCTAATTTATCAGCTTTAGCACCAGCTTTTTTAGTTAACATTTTAGCTTGATATTTTCTACGATTAAGTTCTTGTGGTCCTAATCCAGCATAACCTTGACCTACTTTATATTTCTTGTAAGCCTTTGCATATGCTTTCTTATAAAGATTCATATCTTTTAAAGAATTTTCAAGTCCTTTTTTACGAGGTTTAGGTTTAGGATTAAATTGAGCCATTATGGATTTAACTTAGTACCTTGATTTTTTTTATTTCTATCATCCCAAGTTTTAAGATTAGCTGAATATAATCCAGCAGACTTAGGTGCAACCCTTACAAATAATTTTGCCATATCTTTAAAACCAATACCTTGGTTTAAACTTGACATAACATTATAACCTGATATTGCACTTAAGTTTTTTTCATAAACTTGTTTAGGTTCCATATTACCTTTTCCACCACCTTCAATACGTTTTACGTTAGGCATTATTTACTCACTTTCTTAACAGGTTTAGCTAATTGTTTTTTAGCAAACTCTTTAACAACTACTAACGCTGCTGCACCACCTGATAACGCAGCTAACTGTAAAGCCTCTGCATCTACACCAACTAATGGAGCAACTGTTAACGCAGATATAAATGCTTCAACAAATGTCCATAATGTTTTTTCTAATATATCTTTATATTCTTTTGACATTATTTATTTCCTTTTTCTATTAAAGCAGCTAAACCTACAGCACCAAGTGTTGTAAATAGCTTACCCTTACCTTTACCTTTGCCTTTTATCTTAGCTAATCTAGCAAGACGTTCAGCATTTTTTTGAGCTTGTCTTCCTGTCATGCCTTGAGCCACACCTTCATCAAAAGCTTGTTTCATATTAAATGGTTCACCAGATGTAACAGCTTTAGGTGCATCAGGAGTAACTGAATTAACTGTATTACCTGATATTTTTTTACCAGCAAACTTACCTTTCATTTTACTTCTGCTACCTGTTGGGTCATCTGCTGGATAATCTCTACCTGGTATATCTTCAAATCTTGGTATATCTCTATCTTGATGTTGTGCATCATATGCAGGTCCATCGTAGTCTTCTAATGGGTCAAAGTCAGGTTGTAAATTTTTAGGTCCTGTTTCTCTATAATAAAAGTCACCTTTACCTACTTCTAAATGAGATGTATCTCCAAAATCTACAGCTTGTCTTGGTTGTTGTATATTACCTTGTGCATCTACACCAGTAAACTTAGGACCTTTACCATATGTTTTACCTGCATCACTAGTAGCTTGTCCTAATATACCTTTTGAAGTTCCAGACGTAGGGTCACGAAAATCATAAGGTTTAGTTCTACCTTTATATGGTTCACCAGATGCAGCAGCTTGTGCTTGTGCTTCAGTAAATAGACCAGCTCTTTCAGGACTACCAATACCAGCTCCTTCACGTAATGCTTTTTCTATTGATGCTTGTCCTAAAGAACTTTTAGAAAAAGAATATTCACCAGATTTTAAAGTATCATATGGTATTTGTTTAGATTCTAATCCTGTTTGAATAATAGCTTCAGCATTTTTTATACCAGGACCTTTACCTTTAGATGTAGTAGGTAATGGTTTAGCATCTTCAATAGTTAATTCTACATTCATAGGGTCTACCTTGCCACCATAAGCAGAGGTAACTCTTTTACGTAGAGCTTCAGTTTCGTATGTTTCTCCCATACCTTGTTGCATTTCTCTAGAAATATTTAATTCTTTTTTAAGCTCACCTTGTAATCTAGCAATTTCAGTATTAGCTTTCATTTCACCAACACTATCAGCAGACTTAATAGCTTTTTCTAAATTAGATATTTCTTGGTCTATTGCAGATTCAATAGCTTCTTCTACACCACGTTGCGGAGCTAAAGCTTGACGTTGTTGTCCTTCAAAAGGTATCTCATATTTTTTACCTGGACGACCATAAGGTGTAGGACTACCAGCACCACTAGCTAGTTCGTCCATTTCTCCACCAATGAAATCCATTTTTCTAGTTTTTCTTAAAGGGTCTTTAGATGATGGGTCATAATCTTCACCAGAAAATTCTTCATAATCAAAACCATTATCATCGTATAATTTATTTCCAAAAGGTATCTTTGCCATATTATGTTATTCTCCTGCCGTCTAGTTTAGCAGATAAAATCTGAACTTCGCCACTTATCTCTTGTAATTTTTCCATAACTGTACTTGTAAGTATGACATCATCAGTTGACTTATTAGATATATCTTTTAACTTACCATCAAAATCTATATACTCTACTTCTACATCTTGACCAGATTCTATAGCTGACAATACACGTGGATATACAAGTGTATAAGCATCACGACTTGAACCTATAAACCCATCTTTAGCTACTAGGTTGCTAGTTTGTGTATTTCCCAACAATAAACAACCTGCAGTATTTTCATCAGTATTACCTGAATGCCATAGTATCCATTCAAAGCCAGGTACATCTAGCACCCATATCATACCTTTATGAAAGTCCGCACCATATCTGGACAGATAACGATTATGAAAACCACCTTCAGTACGTAAACCTAACTTGTAAGTACCAGCAGGTATTCTAGTTTCACCCCAGACTTTAACATCACGTTGTTCATCTTCTAATGTATAACAAAGAAATGTACGTTTACCATTGTTTACTTCAAATAGCAAACCTGATGTAGAGTCTTTTTGGCTACTTACTCTAAGAACTTCGTACTTCATCTATTGGTTCCCACACTGCACACCAACCATATGGTGCTACTTGTTCCTGAAATTTAACGCAATAGTTATTAGAATAATATTCGCAATTACTACAATACTGACCAATTGTATTACTTCTGTTAACATATGCTCCTGGTAACGCCATTATTTATTCTTACGTATTTTTTTAATTTTATTGTTATGTGTTTTAGCATATATAAAGTTTTTAGTTTCACGAGTAACTGTACCTCTATAGGTTTTGCCACCCCACTTCCAACTTACTGTTTTAGCCATACTACCACTTAACTTTATCAGCCCAATAAGCTGCTGACATTTTACCTTTTTTAATATTTTTAGCGTGTCTTGCTTTAAAAGATTTACGTTTCTTTTTCATTTTATCTGATTCACCAGCTTTAGGTTTACCAGCAGTCTTAGCACCTTGCTCACCAAATCTAATTAATTTATATTTGCCATTAGAACTAGCCATAACAACATGTGATTTACTTGGATGACTAGGTGTACGCTTAGGTTTATTAACACCTTTAAGACCGTTCTTTTTCATGGTAGCTTTTACTCTATCTGGAACTGCCATTATATCTCCTGTTTTCTTTACGTACTAAGTATACTGATATTACGTCAATAAAGCTATTCGCAATGACAATTAATACTGCCATCAGGACAGTTACATATTTGAATAATTGTTTCATCCATTTAATTTAAATAATAATTCTGTAAAGTTAGATTCTAACATATCTAATTCACTATTCATTTCTAATACCATAGCATCACAAGCGTTTTGATGTGATTTAATTTCTTCTATAGAGTTAAATACCCAACCAAATGCACCAAGCATTGCTGATAACACTATAGGTATAATTGTTTTGGTGTCTATTTTTATTTGTGACATTGTTCTCCTACATTAAGGCAGCAACAACAACACCACCTACTGCTACCAATAAGCCTAATACTTTATAAAATTCTGCTTTGTCTAGTTTTGCATCTAGTTTACTATCGATTTCATCAAGGCGTTTTAATACCATATCTAACATCTCCTTTTGTGTATAACCATTACCAAGATAGTCAGACATTATGGAAGGTCATCCTCTGACATATAAATGTCATCACTCCAGGTGTATGATTTATCGTAGTAGTTACGATTTTCCCAATCCCAAGTGCTTAATTTTTTAAGAGATGATAGAATATCTTTTAAAAAAATACCTAATAAAAATCCAATTATAAAATCCATAAGCAGGATTATAACATAAACTTTTTAGGTTTTCGTTTAACTATATTTTTAGATATCTTATTTATATTATTAACAAAACTTGTAATATTTTTTATTTGATTATAATAATTTAATGTTTCTTTATTAAATTCTTTATAATTTATATTAATGTTTTTATTAAATAATAAATACATCATTGGTTTATTTTTTTTAAAATTAACAATTCCTGGTTTGTTTTTATCTATTAATAACCAAGCACTATTAATAGGTCTTATCCATAAATTAATATTAAATGCACCTGGAACAAATTGTAAATTTGTTGTTTCTATATTAGGTGGCAAAGTAATTATTTCTGTATTTTTGATATCTGTATATAAATTATACGGTAATAAAAATTGCAAATCTACAATATTATTTTTTTTATTAACTGCAATAACATTTTTTAAATAAGTAATTAAATCAATATTATTAGGTGCGTTTTTGTATTGAAAATTATAAGTTACATTGTTTATATTTTTATCATAGTTAATTTCAATTTGTAAATCTAAAGGAGAGTTAATATAAAATAATCTATTATTTACTGAACTAACAGCAGGACATTTAGGATTATCTATTAAAGTATATTGTTCAATATTATTAAAAAAACCTTTTGGTACAAAAATATTATCTTCGTTTTTTATATCGTAATAGACATTAGCTTTTTGTAAATTAAAAAATATACTCATTATTTTTTAATATTTTTTTTATATCCGCCAACAAAAGTATTTTGTATTCTAGCTTTTTCAATTAATATTTTATTTTTAAATTTTTTATTATAAGGTTTAACTTTATAAATAAATTTTTCTCTTTTAAAAGGAACTAAATAGCACAATGGAGTTCCACTTTTAATAAACACTTCGTTATCTTTAGAAGTAAACATTAATTGTAAAACTATTTCACTTATTTTATCAGCTTCATAAACTCCATAAGCTATATGCCAATCAGGATTGTAATCATATATTAATGGAACTTGTCTTAAACTATATCCTCTTGGAACTATTAATTGAAAAGGACTTATAATTTTAAATACTTTTTTAATATTTGAATTAGAAAAATAATCTACAAATTGATTATCAGTATGATGTTGTAAATAAAATCCTGTATGTTCAGGTACTTCCCAATAATGTTTTTTATTTTCATCTACACTTAAATACATATCACAATGTGCATATATAATGATTCCTTCTTTAAATATATCTACAAAACTTGGACATTGTTTTGCGGTTCTTAAATTAGGAAATTTACTAGGTCCTCTTTCAACATTACTAGGAATATTTTTAAAATATTTTGGTATATCTTTATAAGCAGGTTTAGGAATTATATTATTAATTGATAATAATTCTTTTCTTTCAGTAGTAATTATTATTTTTTTCATATCCACCTAGTTTAATTGATATTAAGAAACAGACCAACCTTGTGTATTATCAGCTTGATACGCAGCTTCATCCCAATAATAATTATCATTATTATAATCAGAAGGATAATCAATAGGTGGTTTCCAATCCCATATATTTGTATCTAGCACCCAACTATTTTTATCTAAAGGTTTTACAGGATAAAATACATCATTGATTTCATCATAATAATCACCCATAGATGCAAAGTTTCCTCTAAATGGAGTGCCACCTAATATGTGTGTATTGTGCATTGTGTTATAAGAAGTTCTTACAACTTTTGCATTATTACAAAATTTTTTACTAATATAATCTTCCCAATTTTCATAACCTTCAGGTAATAAACTTAAATCGTCTTCATCTTTTCCTGTTAATACTCCAGTTACAATATTATTATTGTCTAGTACTGCATAATGTGCCATTAGATACTCCAACTTACATTGTCTGAACCTGAAGTAAAATAATGTATTTTATATTCACCACTTGTTACATAATTGTGTGTTAATAATGGACCAACAGTTGCTGTGTACTTAGCTGGATATTTAATAATAACTACACCTGAACCTCCAGCACCTGAAAAAGCATTATAATCACTTCCTCCACCACCGCCTGTGTTAACTGTTCCTGATACTCCATTTAATCCAGCGTCTTTTTCACCTCGGCCTCCACCGCCAAGACCACCAGTTCCTTCTTGAAATGAACTAGCTGAACCACCACCACCTGCATAATATACATCAGAACCTTGAACATCTCCTACACTAGCAGTTGTAGCATCAGAAGCTGGTAATAAATTACAGATTACACCATCACCACCGTGAGTTCCATAACCGCCATAATTAGTAGTACCGACTTCAGAAGCACCGCCACCACCGCCACCACCATCTTGTGTGTTAGCACCACCTCCTGCAAAACCTTGATTTGTTTCTCCTGCAGCACCTGCAGCACCACCATTATTAGAAGCACCTCCACCTGAACCTCCAGTTCTATTTCCACCGTGGCGACCTTGACCACCACCGCCACCAATAGCAACTACAGGTTGAAAAGAACTTGCACTACCTTGACCACCGCCATATCCGTATGTAGCACCACCACCTGCACCTACAGCAACTAAATAATCTTTTTCTAATTCAATAAAATTCTTAGGTGCAGCATCATCACCACCACCTGAGTTTTCTTCTGTAGTAGAGTTAATAAAACCTCCACCACCGCCACCACCAGTTCTACGGTTATTATCACCACCACCGCCACCGCCTCCACCAGCGACAACTAAATATTCTACAGCAAATCCTTTAAAAGCACTATTACTAAGAGTATTTGATTTACTTGCAGATATACCTTGATTACTTAATGATGTAATTGACATTTAAACTCCTATAATAATTATGATATTTCTGTACCAAACACAGAAAAACTTACATCAGCACTTGAAGCTGTTGCAGTTACTACATCTGTAGTAGCTAAAGTTATACCTAATGTTAATGTAACAGTATCATTAGCAGCTATATTTGCATCTTTAACAATAAAATGTTCATTAGCTTCTGCTGCACCTGATGGTCTAACAGATAAACTAAATGTTTTTGTTGCTGCACTTCTATTACAAACTACAATAGTTGAAACTATTGCTTCTGTTGAAGCTGGTACTGTATAAACATCAACTGAAGTAGTAAAAGCATCTCCAGTTTGTCCTAATACTTTATACGCATTTGCCATATTTTATCTCCAATTATATTTTTATATTATACTATACACCTACCAAAAGCAAGGTTTCTTCAGACAAATAAATTAATGCGTGTCCACTATCAGACCACAACATCATTTGTTCGCCTTCATTTATTCCACCACCACCTGCATCAGGTAGTAAATCTATATCTTCATCTATTGGCAAATTACCAATAGTATCTATTCCTAAACTTCCACCTTCTTTGAGCATTAATAACATACCCATTATGCACCCATTACTATAAAAGGATGAACTTCTACTGGAGGTGCAACTTGACTTACATAAACTTTTTTAGCTGTGCTATCTGTTGCATCATAAACTAAAGCATAGTCTGCTTCAACATCTACTGTAATTCCAGTACCATCAGTAGCACCATCAAACATAGCTGTAGCTGAAGCTGCAGTAATAGCATCTATAGCTGCTTGACCTTCTGTTAATATACCTGCAACTCTATCATTTTGGTCATTTATGTGTTGTGCTAGTACAGCCATTCTAACTGTAGTACCAATACCGTGTGATATACCTGTATCAGCTGCAGCACCTGCTGCTTCTTGTCTACCATCATAATCTCTTTCAACATCACTAAATGTTGTAGAACCTGATGTATGTGTTTTAACTACTACAATTTCTCTGTTAGATGTACTGTCTGGGTCAATAACTAAATATACCCAAGTATCTGCATCACCAGTTGTAGCTGATGTAATACCATTAGTACCATCTATTGTTGGTGTAGATGCAACGTCAAATGATGTAGCACCTGCACTAAAATCTGAATTAGCAATAGTAGTTTCATAAAAGTTAAATACTTGTGTTGCTCTATCTGCCATTATGCTCCGTATCTCATTATACCCCAAGCAGCAATACCTGGTGTATGTATTGATGTTACTTCTTCAATAGTACCTTGTCTAGTACCACGCACTGTAATAATAGCATACATTGTATCACTTCCAATTACTTCATTAGATTGTATAGGATAACTTATTTGCTCTACTACACCACGAATAATTTCTTGTGGTTCAAATATTTCTAATGTTACTGAATCACCTTCTTTAGCACGTAATGCTTTATATAAAGTATCTCCAAGACCTTTTACTTTTAATGGTTTTCTACCAGGTCTTTCTACTCTATCACTAATGTTTATAGGTATTTGTGCTACTACAAGTTCTGGTCTTGCTAATGCACGAAACTGTACTGATTTGACTTTAGGAGTTGACATACCATCTGTACTTCTAAGTATGACTTTACCTATAATATATCTAGAAACTTCTGCTATTTGTTTTTCTTCGTCACCTGTACCACCAAGTTGTGTTAAAGCATTAGTAAACGTAGCAGACTCAGGTGCATCTAAATCTTCAAATCTAGTTGAATATTGTAAACTTACTTGTGTATCTGCAGGCATTGTAACAGTAGATACTTCTGCACCTACAAACTGTTTAGATTCTGCAGTAAAAAAATCTGCAGCAGATAACACTACATAACCTTCAGATTCATATGTAGATGTTTCTTTATATACATCAGAACCTTCAACTACTATTACAAATTTACCATCAGATTGTGTAATACCTGATACATAACTATTACCAACTGTTTGTAAATCTCTAGCCAAACCACCTGTTGGTAGGTAATATCGCCACAAATTTACTTCATTAGTATCTTCTTTAACACCCATATACACACTATCACGGCTTACAAACATAGCGTGTGGTGTTGTATCTACGTTATCAACAACCCATTCTTTTACTAATTGTCTATTAGCAAGTACATATAAATCATCAGCATTAACAAGGTCTGCTCTGTATAACCTACCTACATCTCTTGTATTTTCTTTAGTACCAAAAAATATAATTCCTTCTGCAGCTGCAATAGAATGTATTTCTTCAAAAGGTATTTTTGTTTGTCCTTGATTTACAAATACACCAGATGACAATTTAAATGAATATATATTACCATCAGTACTAGCTGTTAATACAACAGCTCCACCATCAACAATACCTGTTATTTCGTGTGTAGGTTCTACTTCTATTATTGCGTCAACAACAGCAAAAGCTGATGCCCAGCTATCTGCAAATGCATCACCTTCCCATACATATTCTGCAGTACCATCATTACCAGTAACAAACAAAGTATTTTTAACAAACCATACACCTGTTAATCCACCTGTTGTATTAAAAGCTGTGTTATGTGTAGACCAACCGTGTCCATCTGGTTCATAATGTATAAACTCTGAGTTAGTATTAGTAGCATCAGCAGTAGTAAAATATACTGTGTTTCCAAATGCTGCAGCACCTGTAAAGTTATAAGTTGCACCATTAGTTGCAGCTAAAATAGCACTCCAAGTTTCTGTACTAGCATCATATTCGTGTACAGTTGTACCATCAGTGACGTATATATTACCGTTAGTAGTTTGTGTCATATAGTTATTGCTAGCACCAAAAGATAAACTTTCTGTAGCTGTCGTATATAACAAATGTATATGATATGCAGTTTCATCATCTCCGTGAAATACATCAATACCTTTGCTATCCCAAAATCTATTAACATCATCTGGTTTACCATCAGCTCTATGTGCAGTATCTAATCCTTGACCTGCAGAAAAATTGTTTCTTGAATATATACGTCCTAAGTTAGAAGTAAAATCTTCAGGGTTTTGTTTGACGTTTACGTTTTGTCCTTGTTGTACATCAGATGATTGTATAGTCATTTCACGACCAGGACCTACAGCTGTACGTAAATATATATTATCTAACTTTATATCATAACCAAATCGTTTTGGATTACGAACATTAGAAGTTGATGCAACTCTAGCCATTAGGTTGGATACAATATACTATTTAATTGAACTGGTTCTGGGTATTTAGACCTTAAATTACTTCTAGCTTGTTGTATTAATAACTGTTGATATCTTAATAAACTACTGCTAATACTATTAGAACTACCTACAGGATAGTTTTGTGCAGCCATTTGTTCTGTAATATATCTTGCATCAACATTTTTAATATCTTTACCAACTAGCATTTGAGCAGCTACACCAGCCATAACAATTGGTTCATACTCTGTTTCTAAACCTACACTAGATAATGTTGTTTCTTCTGATGTTGGTGCTACAAATTTCTTTTTAAAAGTTACATACACAGTATGACCTGCTGATATACCCACAAACTGTACAGCATGAACTACGTTGGGACCTGAAGTATAAGTTTTAGTTCTTTCTGTTTGTGTATCATCAGTCCATACAAAAGGATTAGGTAAGTCAATCATTTCTATAGCTACACCATTATATTTAAGTCCTGTTTGGTCTGAGCCTGATTGCCAATCTGTATATTGTGATATAGCTTTTAATGGTGCTATTAAATAATTATTAGTATCTACGTCTGTACCATATGTACCAAGTAATTTATAACCTGTACTAGCAGTAAGTTCTATTGTTTCTACGGCAAATAATGTAGGATAAAGATTTTTAATTTGGTCTGATACTGCATCATATACTGCTTGTCTTGTAAA